CAACACCTAGTGCTGAGCGAAGTTCTGCAACTGTGCAAAGTGACATTCCATATCCTTTCTAAAGACTGGGAGTGGAGCAAGGGCTGCGCCCCACTCCCAGCGACTTAGGGTGTTGCTATCAGGTTAGGTTGAACCAGTTTGCTCCTGCTGCAAGCTTTGTAGCAAGTGCGCCCTGACCGAACAGTAGAATGTCTACAGTTCCGTCAGAGTTAATGTTTGTGCGAAGTTGCTGACGAGCACCCTCGTACCATGTGTAAGCATCTGGGTTGATAACAGCCATTGAGTAATCTGCTGTTCCGACCCCGCCAGAACCCTTCATGTAGCGAGACACACGAAGGTCTAGTCCAGCTACTGATCCGCGTAGTGATGTAGGTGTAAGTGCACCACCTGCGTTTTGAGGGTTAGCAGCGATGTAGATTGGTCGTCCAGCATCGTTGTAACTCATTATGTTAGCCCATTGTTCTGGTGTAACAACAATGTTACGAGCAAAACCAAGTGATGCTGAATAAACTGCTGCTGCTGCGCTTGAAACATACTTTAACAAACCATCGGCTGAGTTAGCTTGAGCTGTTGCGTTGAGTGTTCCTGCGCCTTGAATAGCTGTTGTTACAAATTCTTCTGTGTCCTTTGCATAAGCAAATTCCATCTGGACGAGAAGCTCGTCCAAAAATGCTGGAGTTGAATTTGTGAGCAATTCTAGAGTAGTAATTGCACGACCCTTGAATGACTTCTTTGTAACTGTAATAAATGAAGCTTCAAGTTGTGATTCTGTAACAGCACCATTCTCATCGATTTGATCGACTAGAGGCACTTCAGTAATCTTTGGCAACTCAAAAGTTTTTCCAAATTCTGGCATTGCGCCGCGAGAAACTGAATCAATCATAGGGCGGTCTGCGTTTGAAAGGAAGTTAAGTAGTTGTGTGCTTTGTGGTGTTGGAATGAAACCTGCACCTGTTGATTGGTCATTGTCAGCAGCGCGTAGCCATTGACGAGCTTCATCATCGCCGTTTAGGTTTGCTTTGATTGTGTTTTCCAAGTAGTTACGCTTTGTAACTTCAATTCTTGGAGTTGTATATGCCATTGCAGTAACAGTTGGACGAGCAGCTTCAACCGCTGCTGCTTCCACTTCTGGTGCTGCAACTGTCTCTGGAGTATTCTCCACAGCTGTCTCGCTTTCGTTTGATGGTTGGGTTTCTGTTGCTGCTTCGGCTACTTGTTCAGTTTCCTCTGCTGCGATATCAGTAACTTGAGCAGACTTAAACGCTGGCTCTGTTACTAAACTTACTTCCATGAGTTTTGCTGCGGTGACATGGATGACACCTTTTTGAATTGATGACTTCAGTACTTCAACGCCTACTGAAAGTCCAGCTTGTAATCCTTCGCTTGCAAGGATAAGAGCATCTGTGCCGCGTGATGAGTTACTGATTTTGAATGATGCAAAGATTGCTTCATCTGTTTCTGTAAAAGATTGAGCGCGGCCTAATGGGGCCTTGACATCATGCTGACTAAGTAGTCGCACAGTCTTTGGTTCTGGAATCTCTATTGATCCGCGCTCAAATACTACTGGGCCAGCGGATGTGTTACCTGTTTCAGTTCCGAGAGGAACAATCTTTCCGCTGATTTGTCTAGTTTCGCTTGATGCCTGAACATCAGCAGCGAAGGCTGCATCGAAGGTAATCTTCAAGATGTCATCCCCTCATTTCCGTTAGGTGTTTGATCTGTCATTTCCATCGCTTGTTCTACTGTGATGAGTCCAAGTGAAAGCAGTTTTTCGATAACTAATAATTCCTGTAATGGGTCTTGACGTAGAAATGTGTCGTTAATTGCAAATTTAACTACATTGCCACGCGCTGTAATGTCGTCCATAGACAGACGATCTTCAATCGCCGAAATGAATGGCTGTAAAGAGTACGAGACGAAATCTTTCCTAGAATCCAACAAATTACTGTAGGTATAACTGGAGTTCATGTCTGCTGAAACATATATTGCAGGAACATTGCACATTCTTGCAATTTCAGTAGCCATGAATTGTTTTGCTTCGTCATACATCATGTCTTTGGGTGAGAATGAAACTGGTGTGTAATCAAGAGTGCTTGTCAAATAGGCAGTTGCACGATTTTGACGAGCAGATTTCCATGCGGCTAATAATCCTTGAACTTCTTTAGGATCAAGGTCAGCCCCTGAGTTCTTGATGAAGCCACCTGGTTGTGGAGTTTGTGCCGCTATGGATGCTGCCTTATCAATGTCAATCGCTGATTGGATTGTTCGCGCTCCGCGAGACAAAATACCTTCGTCAAGCGCTTGGAATGTGACTAAACTTCCTAAGCCTTCCATTGGAACAGATGACCCATCTACATAATAATTTGTGACATAGACATTATGAATATCTAAATCAAATGTCACGCGAGTATTGGCAATCCATTCAAACCTGGCTGGACGTCCATCATCTGCATATAATTCCGTAACGCGCCAATATGCTAAGCCATACATAAGCAATGAATCAACAGTCCAGCTAATAGTTACGGCGCGTGGTTGTGATTTAGATGGTTGTTCTAACCACAGCGGTGATCCAAGTTCTTCGCCAGTTGATTTACGATAAAGTTCTAAAGGTAATGATGCAATAGTTCCAGCAATTAGATTGCGACATCTAGCAACAGTAGGAACAGACATTGCTGCGTTGCGATGAACATTTACAAATCCATAATTGTAAAGAGTTTGACTATCGCCCATAATCTGTGGGGCGTACTGGGCTAATATAGAAGATTTTTGTTCAGGCTTATTACGCGAGAAAATACCCATATAGACATCTTACCACACTTTGTCTAATATTTGACAATTTCGTGTCGTTGTGTCTAGACAACAATCTGTGGCTTTGATTGCGGCTGTGACAATCTACTGACCAACATTGCAAGGCTAATTGGTGCTACAACTGGTCCAGCGCTGGCTTTACGAACTATGCGCCATTGAGAATCTGTGCTTTTAGCTCCACAGTTGTTCATCTGATCATCAAGGACTTGCTGACCACCATGCACAACGCGTTTGTTGTCAATAGCATCTTTAAGAGTAGAGCAAGCGGCATAGAAGTCCGCACCTACAATGGTCTCTACCATTACGCCTGCATTTTGAAGGCGCTCTGCAACAGCTAGTGTTGAATAACGATCGTAGAGGACTGTGCGAGGCTTGTATTGGTCACACCAGCCTTTGATGTCAGCTGCAATCTTCAATTCATCTACTGAGATTTGTGATTCCCATGTTTGTACCAATGAAACGCCAATTCGACCATCGGCAAGGATTTGACCTGCCATGAGAGCTGCATTTCTTCGGCTCATGTCAATATCAAAGGCGAACATGGTTAATGGACCAGGAAACATCTCCATCGATCTGTCGCAAATATCTTCCCACGAACCTGGTGTCCAGGGCGATGTCAATGACGAAATCCATTGGCAAAGTGTTTCGGTTCTTGCAGCTTCTATTGTCGATGTTGCAATCGTTTCTTCAATAGCTTCTTCGGGAATCAAATATCCAAGTGACGGGTTTGCCATAGCCCACGCTTTACGATCCCAAATGTCACAAAACGCTGGCGCTGAGTATTCATAGAATCCCAAAGACTTTGGCGGATAGTTTAAGCATTGTTCATGTAGGTCATTAAGGACTTTGCTAAAGGCATCACCAGCATTTGATGTGAATATGCGCTGAGAGTTAGGTCGTGTCAATGTAACGCTCTTAGAAGCATCCATTGCAACCTCTGATACCTCTCGAAGTTCATCAATCCATAGAAGGTCAGCTGAACGACCACGCGCACCATCGGATGTAGCTGCTACGACTTCAATCTGTGCGCCTGATTCTAAGATGATGCGTTCTTGACCATTGGTTCTATAAACGCCCTTCTTAACATTGCCACCTTTGAGTTGGCAGCGAAGCCAATCATTGCGTTCAATGATATCGACCATAATGTTGAATGACTTTAATGCCATTGCTCGATTAGATGACATGATCAAGATGTCCTTCTCGCCAAAGCAGAACAAGCCTGCTAGAACGCGCATTCGCGCTAAATGGCTCTTTCCTGATTGGCGTGCAATGAGAAGTAGCACAGACTTGCGGATGAACATATTGTTCTTATCAACTGTCAGCATATCTTTAAGAATAAGCTCTTGCCATTTCAATAACGGCTGTCCAATCTTTGCAGCAAAATCTGCGACCTCATCTACGCGAGATTTTCCTTTGAGAAATGGGCTGTGAAGGCGTGGCTTCAAATCCCCATATAGCTTCTTCTTAGATTTGGACTGAGTT